GAGATGATGTCGGCGGAACTGCAAGATGGCGGCGGCAAAGCGTAAGGTGGTGGCATGCCACAGCGGATCGAGTTCATCCGGCCGCAGCGTGCCAGCCACAAGATCCGGCGGGCCGAGAACCGGCCGAACGCTTATCAGCGTGGGTACTGCGACAAGCGTCACCGAGCATGGCGAGCCGCTGTGCTCCTGCGTGACAACTGGACTTGCCGATCATGCGGCGTGGTGATCTGGCAGAAGCGGCGGGCGCACGCGGATCACATCGTGTCGATTGCCGATGGCGGCGACCGATACGATGTCGCGAACGGGCAGTGCCTGTGTGCCTCGTGCCACCAACGCAAGACGAACGAAGAGCGGGAGCGACGCAACGGCGGGTGACCCCCTACCCCCCTGCCAAGTTGGCATGGGCCTGAGGAAAACCATCTGTGTTTCCTTCAGTCGCGAATTTCAGAATTGGAACGGCGTTTTTGCCGGGCGAAACATGGCAACTCGTGGACGCAAGCCGAAGCCGACGAAGCTGAAGATCGCCGACGGCACCGCTCGCGGATCGATGCGTGAGCCTTCCGCTCCGCTCGGCGTGCCGCCGATGCCCGAGCGGCTCTCGGCCGAACCGGTCGCGGTCGCGAAGTGGAACGAGCTCGCCGCACTGCTCTCGTCGATGGGTGTACTGACGCTCGGCGACGGCGAGGCACTCGCGACGCTGTGCGAGGTACATGCGGCTGCCCAGTCATGCCTGCTCGAACTCCGTGCAGGTGGATCGGTGATCCATACTGACCTCGGCGGCGTGAAGCCGAACCCGGCGGGCTCGCTCTATCGCGGGCTCGTCTCTCTCCAGTCGTCGCTGATGACTGAGTTCGGATTGACTCCGAGCAGCAGGGTGCGACTTGGTCAAAAGAGCGAAGCGCCAACGGACGACCTCGCGGAACTCCTCAAGACGCACGGCTGATCTGATCCCGCCGATCGACCCGAGGAAGCAGACGCTCGTGCGTCGATTCTTCGAGGAGATCCTGCGGCACAGCAAGGGACAGAAGGCAGGGCAGCCGTTCCTGCTCATGGAGTGGCAGCGGAAGATGCTGTCCGATGTCTTCGGCCGTGTGAAGCCAGACGGCACGCGACAGTACCGCACGGCATACATCGAACTGCCCAAGAAGCAGGGCAAGTCCACCACCCTCGCCGGCGTCGCTCTCTACGGTCTCGTGTGCGACAACGAGCCGGGTGCCGAGATCTACGGTGCTGCCAGCGACCGCGAGCAGGCGGGCATCATCTACCGCGAGGCGGCGTCGATGGTGCGTGCGTCGCCGTCGCTGTCGAAGCGGCTGGAGGTGATCGACTCTCGGAAGACAATCGTCGATCGGCAGACGAACTCGTTCTATCGCGTGCTCTCGGCGGATGCGTTCCGAGCCGAGGGTCTCAACATCCACATGCTGCTCTTCGACGAGCTCCACGCCCAGCGTGACCGGCGGCTCTGGGATGCCCTGCGGTACGGCGGTGCTGCTCGCCGGCAGCCGCTCATCCTGTCGATCACGACGGCGGGCTATGACCGTCGGAGCATCTGCTGGGAGCAGCACGCCTACGCCGAGAAGTGCATCGTTGACCCGGCATACGATCCGACGTTCTACGGGTGTATCTATGCGGCACCGCCCGAGTGTGCGACCGACGGCTCGTGGAAGAACCCGAAGGTCTGGCGGAAGGCGAACCCGTCGCTCGGCGAGACGATCACCGAAGAGTCGTTCGCGGCTGACGCCCGCGAGGCCGAGCAGTCGCCGACGAAGTTGAACTCGTTCCTCCGCTACCGGCTGAACGTCTGGACGACGCAGGACACGCGATGGATCGCCCCGGCTGCGTGGGCCCGGTGTGCCAACCCGCTGCGTGACTTCGGCGACCGTCCGGTCTACGCAGGGCTCGACCTAGCGAGCACGTATGACCTTTCCGCCCTGGTGCTCGTCTGCCCAGATCCCGAGGACAACACGCTCGACGTGCTGCCGTTCTTCTGGATTCCCGAGGCGAACGCAGTCGAGCGTGCCCAGCGTGACAAGGTGGACTACCTCGGCTGGATTCGCGACGGGCACATCCGAGTGACCGATGGCAACGTGACCGACTACACCCGACTTCACGCCGATATCAAGGCAATCTGCGAGCAGTACCGGGTGCGGCAACTCGCCGTCGATATGAAGTTCAACGCCCAGATGCTGGCGAACTTACTGCAAGGGGATGGGCTCGACGTGCGAGGATATCCGCAGGGCGGGCCGGGCATGTCGGCTCCCGCCAAGACGCTGGAGAACCTCGTGCTCAACGGCATGGTGCGTCACGCCGGGCACCCGGTGCTGACGTGGTGTGCAGGCAACGTGGCTGTTCACGAGGATCGGCACGGCAACATCTACCCGAGCAAGGTGGCGAGCACCGAGCGAATCGACGGCATCGTGGCACTGTGCCAGGGCATCGGATCGTGGATGCGATCCGAGCAAGAGCAAAAGCCGGCCGGCAACCCTGAGATCTTCTTCATCTGATGATCGCTCCAAACCATCGGATTTTGTGGCTGCCCGGCGAAGAGCGGATGTGGGACGAGGACGCCTCGTCTCGCACGGCCGCCGGGATTCGCATCGACGCCAGCAACGCACTCCAAGTGTCGGCGGTGTTCGCATGCCTGCGTGTGCTCGCCGAGACGATCGCGAGTCTGCCGCTGCATGTTCTGGAGCGTCTGGAGCGTGGCTCTCGCCGCGCCTCGGAGTTGCCGCTGTATCGGCGACTGCACCAGCAACCGAACGACTGGCAGACGAGCTTCGAGTGGCGAGAGCAGGCAGTTTTCCACATCGGGCTCTGGGGCGACGCCTACAGCGAGATCCGCTCCGGTGCGTCCGGTGCGGTGGATCAACTCATCCCGCTGCATCCGAGCCGCATGACGGTCGAGCGGATGGAGAACGGCCGGCTCCGCTACAAGTACCGCGAGGAGTCGGGCCGGGAGACGGTCTACTCGCAGGACGCGATCCTGCACATGCGAGGGCCGAGCGACGACGGCGTGCATGGCATGAGCGTCGTGGAGAGTTGCAAGGACGCGATTGCCTTGGCTCGTGCGTGCGAACTCCACGGTGCCCGGTTCTTCGGCAACGGAGCCAGACCCGGCTTCGTGCTGTCCACGGAGAACGAACTCAACGCCGAGGCTCGCGAGGCATTGCGTGCCGGCTGGGAGCGGATGCACGGCGGCGTGAACAACAGCAACCGCACGGCGGTACTCGTGGGCGGGCTCAAGCCCATCGAGATCCCGCAGGCGTCGATGCACGATTCGCAGTTCATCGAGGCTCGGAAGTGGCAGTTGAGCGAGATCGCACGACTGTTCCGCGTGCCGCTCCACTTGCTCGGTGCCGAGACGAGTCCCGGCTCCGTTGAGCACGCCGGGCTCGACTACGTGCAGCACACGATCCTGCCGTGGCTGCGTCGCTTCGAGTCTGCGTTCCAGCGTGACTTGATCGTGGATGACGACCGCTACTTCGTCGAGTTCGACGTGCGTGGCTTGATGCGTGGCGACGCCGCGAGCCGGTCTGCCTACTACCGGCAGATGTGGGACATCGGGGCTCTGAGCACGAACGACATCCTTGAACTGGAGAACCGCAACCCGGTCGAGGGTGGCGACGAGCGGTATCGCCCGCTGAACATGGGCACGCTCGGGGCACCGCCGTCGGTGGACGACGTGCTCGCCCAGCAGCAGCCCGGCAGCGAGATCGACGGCCAAGCCGTCGAAGGCGGCGTGGCGGCTGCGGAGGAAGTGGCACCAGAGCCGGTCGTCGAGGAGATCGTCGTCGAGGAGCCCGAGCCGCAGGTAGCCGAGGTCAGTCTCAACGGCGCCCAGATCACCGGACTGATCACGATCATTCAGACGGTCGCCGATGGGCTCGTGACCCGCGAGGCGGCGGCGGCGATGATCGCGGCATCCTTCCCGAGCATCTCGCCGGCACAGATCGAAGCGATTCTCGCGGGCGTGGTTGAGCGGCAGCCGGAGCCGGCAGCGGTAGAGGCGCAACCGCCGCAGGAGCCGGATGTCGCTCCCACGCCTGCCAGTGAGCCCGAAGAGGCCCGTGCCGAGCCCGGCACCGTCGTCGAGGGCGACTTCGTGTCGTGGGGTTCTGCCGGCGGGCGAGCTCGTGGACGCATCGACCACGTGATGGACTACGGGAGCCTGGACGTGCCCGGCACCGACTTCGCGATCGAGGCGACCGAGCAAGATCCGGCGGCGCTCATCACGGTCTACGAGGAAGTCAGCGGCGGGTGGCGGCCGACCGAGACGCAGGTCGGGCACAAGCTCTCGACGCTCACGAAGATCGATCCGCTGCCCGAGCCGCCGCCGGTCGAGGAAGCCGGCTGGAAGGGCAAGCGGAAGCCACGGAGGCGTGGCCGTGGAACTTGATCTCCTCGACTGGCAGTGGGACGACGATGGCTGCGAGATATGACCACATCGACTTCACGCCGCCGGCTGGCGTGCGTGAGGAAGCCGCCAAGGGGCTTGCATGGCGCAGAGAGTACGGCCGAGGCGGCACGGCAGTCGGCGTTGCCCGCGCTCGCGACCTGAGCAACGGGACGACGATCTCACCGGACACAGCGAGGCGGATGAAGGCGTTCTTCGATCGCCATCAGACGAACGTCGGCACGACGGGCTGGAGCCCCGGCGAAGACGGTTTCCCATCGCCGGCTCGCATCTCCTGGGCCCTTTGGGGCTCGGACGCTGGCTGGGCGTGGAGTCGGAAACTGGTGGAGCAAATGAACGCATCGGACGAGAACGACAGGAGCCACACGATGGACATCGAGCGACGCAGTCTGGCGATTGACGAGGTCGAGTCGGCGGTGCCGCTGCTCGCGGTCGAGAGCCGCAGCGAGGACGACGGCACCGAGCGTGAGTACATCGTGGGCTACGCCGCGAAGTTCGGCGTGCTTTCGCTGGATCTCGGCGACTTCGTGGAGCGGATCGATCCCGGTGCGTTCGGCATCGTCCGCGAGCGTCGCGGCCGGCGGAAGCCGCTGGAGACTCGGGCGTTGTGGAATCACGACGCCAACTACCCGCTCGCACGCTATCCCGGCACGCTGTCGCTAAGTGTGGACGAGATCGGTCTGCGGTATGAGTTTCCGGTGCCGGACACGTCCTACGGGCGGGACATCGCCAGCAACATCCGTGCGTCCATCGTCAAGGGAAGTTCTTTCAGTTTCACGGTGCCGTCGGGTGGTGATGCTTGGAGTGTCGAGGACGGCCGCAGTGTGCGGACGATCCAGCGGATCGACTCGCTGCTGGACGTGGGCCCGGTGACGTTTCCCGCGTACCCCGACGCCGACGTGAAGGTTGCCCAGCGTTCCTACGATGCGTTTCGCCGAGAGCGTGACGCTGAGGCTCATCGTCGCATGGCTGCGGCGGCCCGTGCCCGCGAACTCCGCGAGTATCTCCAGACGCATGGCCGCTAGTGGTGATCCGTGCCCGCGATGCCGTGACGGTCGTTTCGGCGTCGCGTCGAGCGTCCGCAGCGGCGACTACCAGACCCGCTACCTGCGGTGCTCGCGGTGCGGTGCGACCGACAAGCAGGTGGTCGCGTCGGTCGAGGTGCGGCGTCGCGTAGTAAACAACTCGTCGGCGTAACTGGATGGGTGCGGGTGCAACTCCGTAGGTTCGGGATAGGTGGCGTGCTCGCCGCCGCATCTCGAACAAGGAGTTCCGCCGTGGACAAGATCAAGGCACTGCTCGACGAGCTCGCGATGGTGGTCGCCGAAATGGAGGCGATGACCGAGGACGCGCCCGAAGGCGAGGCGGCCGAGCCGATGACCGAGGAGCAGGAGGCTTCCCTCCGCTCACTCTCCGAGCGTGCCGACAAGCTCCGCGAGCGGATCGAGTTCCTGCAGCGCGTCGAGGCGAAGAACCTCGAACTGCGTGCCGTGCTGGAGCGTGGTGCTCCCGCCAAGGTCGTCGAGGCAAAGGCTGAGGAGGCTCCCGTGGAGAAGCGTACCGTCCCGGCCGTGCCCGTGAGCCACGGCCCGCTCAAGGCGTTCCGTTCGGCCGAGTCGGCCTACCGTGCGGGCATGCACCTTCGCGGCTACGTCTTCGGCGACGCCGAGGCTCGTCGGTGGTGCGTCGATCACGGCGTCGAGAGCCGCGCCCAGGCGGGCGGCGTCAACTCGCTCGGCGGTGTGCTCACCAGCCCCGAACTGTCGAACGAGATCATCCGGCTCGTCGAGGAGTACGGCGTGTTCCCGCAGTTCGCTCGGCGCGTGCCGATGAACAGCGACACGCTCAACATCGCCCGCCGCACCGGTGGGCTCGCCGCCCGTCCTGTCGGTGAGAACGCCGAGGTGCTCGCCAGCGACGTGACGTTCGACAACGTCGAGCTCGTCGCGAAGATTTGGGGCGTCGCGAACCGCGTCCCGAACTCGCTGCTGGAAGACTCGGTGATCGACCTCGCCGACCTCATGGCGGTCGAGATCGCCCAGGCGTTCGCCGAAGCGGTGGACAACGCCGGCTTCGTCGGTGACGGCACCTCGACCTATCACGGCGTCGAGGGCATCACCAAGAAGATCGTGAAGTCGGCTCACTCGGCGTCTGTGGTCAGCACGACCGACAGCACCGAGGACACCTTCGGTGAACTCACGATGAAGAACTTCACCGACATGGTGGCGAAGCTGCCGATCTACGCTCGGCGGAACGCTCGGTTCTTCATCTCGCCCGCTGGCTGGGGCTCGGCGATGCTGCGGCTCGCGATGCTGCCCGGTGGTGCTTCTGGCCCCGGCGGCAACTCGTCGAGCGACGTGGCGGCCGGGTTCGGCGAGCGGTTCCTCGGCTACCCCGTCACGCTGGTTCACTCGATGCACTCGTCGCTGACCGACAGCAGCGGCGAGGTGGCGTGCCTCTTCGGCGACCTCTCGCAGGCCGCCGTCTACGGCGAGCGTCGGGCGATCCAGGTTCGCACGTCGAGCGACCGCTATATCGAATATGATCAGGTTCTTACGTTTGCGACTACTCGCAACGCCATCGTCGTTTCTGACGTGGGATCAACCACGAAGGCTGGCCCGGTCGTGGCGCTCAAGTTCGGCTGATCCGACTGACTCTCAACCCTCCGAGGAGAACTGAATCGTGAACCATCTCGAAGCGACGAAGTCGGTCGCCGACCACACAGAGAACCTGACGACTGCCCAGACGCACGAGATGGTCATCGACCGTCTCGGCTACGAGTACGTGAGCGTGGACGTGTGCCAGGAGCCGTGGACCGACGCCGGCTACACCTCGCAGGCGGCGTTCACCGTGCT